CCATGTGCTACCTGACGGAACCGTGACGGTTACGCCGGAATTTATAGAAATTACACCTGCCGTCATGGCGTTGTAATTGGTTGGGATTGTGTAGTTTGCGGATACTGTTGTGGGGTTCACGAAAAATGTAGCAGCGACATCCCCGGCTGACTCAATCTTCGACCCAGGCGTTACAGTGCCAACACCAAGCCGTGAATTGGCGATATCCCAGAACAAATTAGCGCTTGCACCCAAGGCACCGCCGTCATTGTATTGGACATACCCAGTAGAGCCCGCCACCGCAGGCGTTGCGCCTGTTGGCCCAGTAGGCCCAGAAGCTCCCGTGCTGCCCGTAGGCCCAGTTGGTCCAACGGCCCCCTGATCACCGGTCGGGCCAGTTGGTCCAGTGAGCCCAGAAGCTCCCGTGCTGCCCGTAGGCCCAGTTGGTCCAACGGCCCCCTGATCACCGGTCGGGCCAGTTGGTCCAGTGAGCCCTGTCGCGCCCGTGGGGCCAGTCGGCCCAACAGCACCCGTCGCGCCCGTAGGACCAGTCGGCCCAGCAACCGAGGAAGCCGCGCCAGTAGGGCCTGTCGGCCCGGTAGGCCCCGTGGGGCCGGTAGGGCCAAGCGCACCAGTCGGCCCATTGATACCTGTCGGGCCAACATCCCCCTGCGGCCCCTGCGCGCCCGTGGGGCCGGTTGGGCCAGTGGCTCCGGTGTCACCCGTAGGGCCAAGAGCCCCACTAGCTCCTGTGCTGCCCGTAGGCCCTGTAGGGCCTGTAGGACCAGTGGCACCAATGCTTCCTGTCGGGCCAGCCCCACCGGTCGCCCCGGTAGGCCCCGTTGGGCCAATTGCGCCGGTCGGGCCTGTTGGCCCCGCAACGCCAGAAGGCCCTGTGGGCCCCGTGGGGCCGCCCTGTAGGGCAGCCACAGCCGCCGTGGTAGTGCGCCGCGAAACGCCAGCCTGCACGATCTCAAGCTGCTCAGAACCATTAAGCGCAATTGCTGGGCCGAGGTTGGGTATCTGAATGTTGCTCATGGTGTGTTCGGTCCCGTCTTCGGTACTTCCGTATCATTGTACGGCAAGCCCGGATCATTATTGCCAGGAGCATTTGGATCAGTGCCGGGCTGCTGATTAAGACCGCCTGGGGCCTCACCAGTCTGCTGCGTCACGCGATCTTTATCATCCTGGGTAATGCGAACATCACCACCAATCACCGGGATGTTGGTAACAGGATCGACCGTGTTTTGGCCAGAAGTATATCGGGTACTGGTTTCTGCCGTGACAAAATTCTGCACACGAGGATTGATGATCGGCACGGGATCAGCAGGCACCACAATGGCACGAAGCTGCTCCTGCGGCGTGTCATAGCAGGTGTTGCACACCAACAGCCGCTTATTGATCAGCGCCGCGCCAGCGTAATCAAACTGCCAATGCAGGGATGAATGATTGTACCGAAAGCCGCAGCGGTCACATATTGCATGCGCCTGGGGGCTTGATGAGCTTGTTCTGGCTCGCCCTGCCTGTGAAGCATATGCCATTGATCACCTCACGGCCTGTAATAGCCGTAAATCTGCGGCGAGATATACTGCGCTGCCTGCTCCACGTTCTGAGCATCGGCGATGTTGTAGCTTTCATCTGCCACAAGCTTCAGCGCAGGCGCCACCGCCGGGTTCCACACCCGCGCCAGCCGATAAGACAGCGCATCGGCAAAGGCTTCCATCCACAGATACGGGATTTCCACGGTCTGGCCGCCGGTAAAAGCCGAATCCTGAAGCTGCCGCGCCCGGTAATACTTGAGATACTGCGCGCTAACGCCATCAGGAACAGGCCACAGCGTCACATTGCCATTGATCAGGCGATCCTGCCAAAAAACAGTCGGAAAGCCTTCCTGCTCTTTGTTAGGGTAGCTGGCGTATTCCGTGCGGCCGATCGGCAAGATCAAACGATCAATCGGGGGCGAATTCCCATCATCAATACGAATGTAGGAATCCAACATGATAACGGTATTTTCAGGCACGGCATAAGTCGCCTGCCCGGCAACCAATGGCACCGTCTGCAAGTCTACCGTCCAAAGGTTCACGCCTTTGTTGGACCATCCGGCCAAGACCATGTTGGAGGCCATGCGCGCGGCCTCCATATGCTCCTGCGTCAGTGAAGTATTGCGAATGCCAATCAGATTGTAGGCATACAAAACCAATTCGCCGAGCGATGGATCAAAAGCATATGTCCCGCTCGTCGTCATGGCCTATCTCACACAGAAACTGATTGGATGATTTCTAACCCAACAGTACCAGCGCCGGAAGAGATATTTATGCAAACCGCCTTGCAAGGAATGGTCAAAGAACCACCCACAGATGCAGTCGCCGCAGAGAAGCCAGGAGCAACAAACCAAGCCACAGTAGCAGGGTCATATCCGGCATCCATCGGATCAGCGAAAGAGTACTCAATGTTAAAAGTTGCAGTCCCGGTGACGGTAGCGCCCAGGCCAACATTGAAGGGATTGGTGAAGTTATCAACAGCAGCCACGTTGCTGCGCCCCACGCCAGTCTTGGAAATTATTTGAGGCGTCATAGATCATTCTCCTTCGTGCGCCCGCGCGGAACGCTTTTACCGCTTGGTGAAACAGGCCAGCTTTTGCGTTCTGGGCTCGTCTTCTTAGCCGCCATCATCACCTTTTGGGAAGATGTCATACGCGATGCAGCGGCAGCCGGACGACATGCAGGATAGGCGCGCTTGGCCTTGTCTGACCCAGACCGGCCACACTTCTCGCCGGTCTTGATGTCAACCCAATTCTCGCCAAACCACTTGCCCAGGCCACCCTTCATTTCTTCTTCACCCGGTTGTCAGCACCGCTCCAAGAGCCGCCCTTGGCCTTGTATTCCTTCGATGCCCAGGCATTCGCATAGGCAGAGGGATACACATCAAATTTCTTCTTGGCCTGCGATTTCACAGAGGCCCAGAGGCGCGGGTTTTCAGGAATGGCCTTGCTCATGTCAGCAATCCCACTTGCGAAGCGATTTGTTGATCCGGCTATCGGGATCGCGGGCGGTCTTGGCAGAGGTCAATTTTGCCTTCATACCTTCCATCCGTGAACAAAAACTGCGGCGCCGTGCGGCTGCCATTTCACTCTTCTGCGCTGTTTCACGGGAAACAGGCGGCTTGATATCACGACCTTCAGCGCGCAGCGAAGCCCGGCCCTTTTCGTTTAGGCCGCCTTCAGGGTTCTTCCCTTCCTTGCGCGTCCAAGCACCAGCCATGACATCCTCCAAAGAAAAGATGGGGGCCGAAGCCCCCACCAATCACTGACCCATGCTGTCGAGCTTGCGGCCCTTAGCAGGGGTGCCAGCATGCGCGCTGGACAGGGGGCTCATGTTTGAACCCACCTTGCCACCAGCCTTACGAGGCTTGCGGCCAGCATGCATCTTGGCAGCGGCGCCATGCACCTTACCCATGGCCTTGCCGCCGCGCTTACGCTCTTCGGCAGCATCCATGATGTTTGGCGCATTCACACGACGCGTTGGCTTGGAAGCCAAATCATGTTCCCAATCCTTCGTGCCAGCAGCCGGGGACTCACCACCAGCCGCGCGACCTTTACGACCCTTCATAGCGGTCCTCCTTACTGCTGGGCATAGATGACAGTGACAACGACATAGCCAGCAGATGTCGCGCCACTTGGGGTTACGGTAACCACCACCGGAGCAGTGGTCGGAGCGGCAGTACCAGTGACGGTAACACCATTCATCGCTGCCAATTGCGCCGCCGTGAAGGTCGGAGCAATGCGGCCAGTGGCGGTCTTCACATCCACACCACTTACATACTGCGTACCAGCGGCAGCAGTGCCAATGGTAAGAGTTGCCGAAGTGGCGGAATTGAAAGCCGTGAGAACATCAATATTAAAATTGATGATCTCTGAACCAGCCGGAATATACAGCGTGGACGAAACAGCAGTCGTGCTGTTTTGGGTGATCGACGTAGACTGAGTGAGAACCGCAAACCCCTGATTCGGGCCATCGGTTTCACCCTGCTGCAAAGTCCCCGAAACAACAGGACCGCTAAAGTGAGTAGCACCCATTTTTAGCCCTTTCCTGAATTAGCCCCCAGCAAAATGCCGGGGGCTGTTACGGGGATTACGAAGTCGGGAACGACCCGAAGATCGAACGCCAGTTGTAGTACCCGAAAGAGTACCGCTCATAGCCCTTGACCAGCAGGTTATCCGTGACGAAATCGACCTGCATATCTGTTTCGAACTTGATACGTTCCATGTAGGAAAGACCATCAATGTTCGTAAGCAGGAACCAAGCATAAGCCGAGGTCAAGAAGTCGTTGACCATGTACGACTCAGGCAGACCGCCCGCAGTCATCATGATCGCATTGACATCATTGTCGGCAGTGCCAGGACGCAATTCGGTCTTCGTCAGACGAATGGCAGTCGGTTCAAGCTGCGGCGGAACGATAAGCTTACGAGCGCGCGCAAACACCTTCAGACCAGCTTGGTCCTTGAAGTTTGTACGCACCGAAATCATCGCGTTCAACAGCGTGGCTTCGTTCAGGCCCACATCCGTGGTCGGGCGGTTCGCCACCGTGCCACCATCAATCGGGTGAGAAGTGGAGCAGAGCGCCACACCGTCACCACCAATGGAAGCATTGTAGGTCGTTGCCGTGTTCAGGACGTTCGCGCCGTAGATTTCCTTGGTCTGCTGAAAGGATTCAATCAGGCCGAGGTTCGACGGATGAAACTGCGTCTTGTACAGGTTGTCATCAATCGCCTTGCGAGTGATGGCATAGCCAAGCGCAATTTCCGTGTGTTCCTGGTTATAGACGAAGCGCTCACCAGCGTTATTATCAAAAGCGGTCTGACCGCCTTCGGTTTTAAGCTGAGCAAGCCCGAGGTACCGCATTTCAGCAGTACGTTCCAGCGCCATCTTGGAGTCATGCTTGGTGAAGATTTTGTCGTACTGAGATGGAATCATCTCGTACTTGCCTTCAACACCACGCAGGCCGGGGAGGAGCAGGTCTTTAATAGCCGAAAGATTTACAGCCATGGTTCATGCCCTCCTTACGAGATGCCGGTCGGGCCAGCGCCATTGCTGCGCAGCCACTCGTTGTTGAACCCAACAACCACATGATTGTATGCGGTCGTCGGATCGGCACCATTCGCGCCCGGAGGGGCAATGATCAGGTCCACAACCACAAACGGGAAGGTCACAGTCGTACCCACAGAGTTGAGGTACGCGCCGGAAATACCCGTGTTGCTGTTGCCAGAACCAATCGCGAATTGAGCATACTTGCCAACCGGCGAAGAGCCGAAGGCAGACAAGGTGCCGGAGATATTGAAGGTCGTGCTGTTGCCCATGACAACGAAGCGAGCATTCGGATCGTCAATCACATAGGCATACACATCACCGTTGGCGTCAGAGCCCGGCCAGTAGTTGGACCATACGGTCCTCTTCTGGGAGACGGACACATACTGACAGCCCACGAAAACACCCGCGAGGGTCGTGGTGCCAGGAGAAGCCTGGGTGATGTAGCCATTGGCAGAACCAATGACCGGCATGACGGGATCGCCGAAATAGATCGGCGTGGTATTACCAGAGGCAATGCGACGTGCCGTTTGTGCGAAGGTGGGAGCCCCACCAGCGCCGCCTTGGTACTGCGCAAAGCCGAAGGGGGTATTCGTGTTTGGCACGAATCGGTCCTCCGATTGAAAGCGCCGTTACCGCGCACCGGGGCGGCTTGGGAGCAGAAAGAGGCTCAAACCTTTCCACCGGGGAAAGGCAATTTGGACCATAGGCCCATACCCCGCAGAATATCAACACATTTTCTGAGGGTAAAGAGGGGGCCGAAGCCCCCTCAGACCATTTTCCTGATGTCAGTAAAATGGTCAGTCTTGAGGAACAGGCATGGGCTCATAGCCCTTGTTGATCTTCGGCCTGACCTGGGAGTGGTCACGGGTAAACTGTCCGTCAGGGGCCGAAGCAATCTGCTGCTCACGGATTTTCACCGCCTCACGAGCCCTCTTGGCGTCAACAGAACGCGCCATGTCGGTAAGCTGCTTGGGCCGCATCATCAGGATCATACCCTTGCGCTCAATCGTCGTTCCCTTCCAATTCGCAGGCATCATGTCAGGGAACATATAGGCTGGCACAGGCTCCCAGCCCGTGCGGGCGTAGCCAACCATCTGCGCCGGGTCTTCAGCCCCCAGAACAGCCTTGGTCTTCCATTCCATGTCCCACCCATGAGGAATCTTGGAGCGGTCAATGTAGAATTCATCAACCCCTTCATCCAAAGAACCCACATGCCCCAGGATTTCATCGGTGCGCTGCTGCGCCGATGCCAGGGTGTATTCCTTACGCATAGGCGGGCGTATGGATTTTGTGGGCATGGCGGGCGTTTCCTGGCCCTCAGACGCCTCCAAGGTTTCAACGGCATCATTTACCGGCAAATCGGTTTCAGCCTGTACAGGGGTTGGAAAACGGCGCGGGCGCCCACGGCGCGGTGCTGCGTTCATGATCTATCTCCTCAATGCTCTGTAATCTTGCCAGCCTTGATCAAGGCCAGCTTGTTTCGGGCGTACTCTTCTGGGGTCTGACCCACCATCTGGGCCATTTCCCGCTCTTGTGCCGTCAGGCGCACCACATTGGGCCGCGAATTGGTCGGGTTGCCTGAACGGGATACCGGCGCAGCAGCAGGGGAAGATCGCCGCTGCGCCGGGGCGGCAGCCGCCGACAACGGTGCTTCCGCTGCCGCGACAGACGCACTGGGTGGTGCCGAAACACCCAGCACCCGTTCCACAGATTCAAAGTATTCGTCAGTGTCGGGCGCCATGCCGTCAGCCGTCACCAGATTATGGGCCGCAATCATCTTCTGCGTCAGCCGAGGATTGCGCGCATACTCTGGATGCGCCCGCACCCAGGCCGCAGACCTGGGGGAAAGCTGCGAAGCCAGAGCTTCCACCGCATCAACCGGCGCATCCACCCGTTGAACCGGGTTTCGAAGCTGCTCCTGAAGCGCTGCCTTGCCATTTTCAAGCTGCAACAGCTTGGCCTTGGTATCCGCCATGGCTTCCTGGGCATCGGCAGCCGCCGAATAGTCCCCAGAAGCCATTGCAGCCCGCAAATTGGCTTTCAAAATGTCAGATTCACGCTTCAGCGTGTCAATTGCGCTGGTTACAAGCTGCAAATTGGTGTCGCCAACCTGCCCCCGGGCTTCGCGCGCCTGCATCGCAGCCTGTCTGGCCCAATCTTCAGCATCAATTCGGGCCTGACGCTCCTCTTCATACTTTTTCTTGAAAGCTTCCAAGCCTTCTTCCGCCGAAATGGCCTGTGGCTCAGCCTTTTCGACCGTTTCAACCTGTTCAACCTTGATGTCGGGCTCTTTCCCAGCTTTTTCCACGGCATCAAAGTCAATTTCGATGTCTTTTTCGGTTTCAGACATGGTTTTTCACCTCACCAAACGCGGTCAGGAGCATCAACCTTGCCCCGCACCGCCGTGTCATCAATCATTCGGCACAACACATTGTTAACCGTGATGCTCCATCCATCAGACGGGCGTAAAATCACCCAATCATTGAGATCAACAGAGACATCTTTGAACCATTCATTGCCATCATCCACGAATGCAGACGGGCCTTTCTTCACCACAAGGCCAACTTTGCCTTGAACCTTGTCCTCTTCGCGAGATTGATCGCTTAGATAAATCCCCGATTTGGTTTTTTGCGGCCTAATATAGACCGCAACAAGGATTTGATTGTTAAAGATTTCAACACTGGAGATATCCCCCAGGTCGTCGAGCAACTTTTGTTTGGGATCAACGGCGTGATCCATGATCATAAATGGCATTTGGTTCCCCTTTTCAGCGTGAGCTTTGATCTGAATTCAGCTTGGCGACTGCGATCAGATCGGTAATTCCCCGCAGCGCATGAATAGCACCTTGGTGGAATGTGATACTGCCCATGCCTTCGACATTGGCAGCAATTGAAGTCATATTTTCCTTCAGCCTTTCGATTTCTTCGTCGATCAGCCGTCGAAGCTCTCTTTCAAAGAGCATTGCGTTAGTAAGCATCCAACCCCCTTGTTGGCCCCTTTTGTGAGTGGTGGGCGGCGACACCAAAGGGGTGATGCCGCCGCCCGAAGATAAACGCCCGGCGGTCCCTGCCACCGGGCGTCTACCTTACTTTTTGCGCGCTTGGATTTCGGTTTTCTCCAACCGGCCAAGCCCGCTACCGGCACCAGCGTCCATGTCCTTGTAGGAACGATAGACCTTGCCACCGGCTTTCCGCGCGCCGCGCTGACGCTCAGCGATTTCTGTCTTCTCCAGACGCCCCAGGCCACTGCCAGCCCCAGCATCCATGTCCTTGTAGGAGCGATGGACGCGGCCACCGGCCTTACGCTCAACGCCGCCGCCCTTGGCCATTTTACCAACGGCGCCGCCCTTCTTCATCATTCCAGGCATAGTGCGAACACCATCACCAGAAGCAGGCGCTGGCATCTTCTTATCATTACCAACAGTGGATGGCATGGTATAATGGCCTTTCCACCGTGGAGCCATATCCATAGACCTATAGTCATCAGCAGGAGAGGGCATTGCTGGCTTACCACCACCAGGACCACCAGCAGTACCAAGGCTTTCTGGGCCTTGACGCATTGGTAAAGGCATTGCTGGCTTACCACCACCAGGACCACCAGCAGTACCAAGGCTTTCTGGGCCTTGACGCATTGGTAAAGGCATTGCTGGCCTACCACCACCAGGACCACCAGCAGTACCAAGGCTTTCTGGGCCTTCTTGACGCATTAATAAAGGCATTGCTGGCCTACCACCACCAGGACCACCAGCAGTACCAAGGCTTTCTGGGCCTTGACGCATTGGTAAAGGCATTGCTGGCCTACCACCACCAGGACCACCAGCAGTACC